AGCCACACTTGTTAGGTGTGGGTCTAGGTTTATGAGACCCGTGTATTAAAAGTTCACATACACATAAGGAGTGCCAACTTGGTATCCAAAAGAGAAATCGTCGGCCGCTGCACTATAAACTGTATAGCTTATGGGAGTGAGGTCCGTTGAAGTCAAATTTAAATAATTGACATATTGTGTACCATTGTAAATGGCTAATGATGAGACAACTGCAAAGGGCGTTGCTTGGTAGAAAGGAATTTCTACTTCAACTGTAGGATTGATGTAAGGATAAGTGATGTGCTGTAACTTACCTAACACTGGTCCTGAGCTGCTCAAAACATTAGGTGCTGCTGGTGATGTGGGCCAAGGTGTCAAAGCTAAAGTCGTTACTACACGATTAACTGTGGTATTAGCATTGAAACCTTGGAAAAATATTTTATAACGCATTCCACCGCGCCAAAATCTAAATAATCTAGATATGTACGCTACTGCGTTAACCTCATTCTGTTGTGAGGTAAAGTAATTTGGGTCAATGGTCAACACTGTTGTTGTACCACTAAAGTATAACGTGGATCTCTTTATGATCTCACGTAAACTTGTGACTGATTCCCCAATGCAAGCTGTTTCAGCAAAACCATTGTAATTACAATCTTTAAGTAGCATGATCTCTTCAGGATTCTCACTACGAGATAGTCCTGTTGGATCACCACTACTACCAAATCCTCCTTGAGCGTTAGGTAAGGAGACAATATTTTGTGGAGCAGGTGTGCGTTTATTACTTGGTTGAGAGCTAGAGGAACTCTCTTGTTTGTTCAAATTCAAAGGCGGGGCCTCGTCAACTGGAACACAATTGGAAAACTCTGGAATAGCGAAAGCAAAATCTTCTGTTCCACTTATTCCAATAAGTCCTGTTATCGTATTAGGAGACAAACTAGGATACTTGAGTTGATTGATCACATAAATGACCAGACAACCTGTAGAATTCCAAAAATCCCATGGTTTGTTGTCAGCACCAACTTGAACTGAAGCCCATGCTACATTGTTGACATAAGGAATCGTCAATGTCATTTCATTTTGCATTCTGACATCAAAGACATCTTTGACAGTAGCTGAGAAATTAGTTAATGGTGTTATATCACCAGGTGAAGCACCAGGAACAAAAGCTACACCAACACGACCACTATAGAAACCATTTTTGACAAAATCTAGTTTATATTTGATCGATCCTCTCCATAATCGGAAAATCGAAGAAACATAACCTAAAGGTGTGGTTGCAACATTTGCTGGATCTCCCATAAGAGTGTTTGGATTATATCCAGGTGAAACAGGAACAACTTTAAGAATTGAACCTACAACATCTAGACCTGTCCACTCAAATGAGGTTAGCAAGGCCTCTTTCGAGATAATGCGGTGTATGGACATTTCGTCCACTGATGAAGCAAACAACGTATGATCTTGTTGTAATGCATTCAAAGGATGTGCTGCTAGTTTGGTTGAATCATCCAAACCTACAACATTAGTGAAACCTTTTGTTGGTATATTTGTGAAGAAACCCATGCTAGACACGTTAGTTTCCTTACAGAAACCAAAGTGTTTTGCAACACTGTGGACTCCTCCAGAAATGGCACTAACCATTGAAGCGTAAGGACCAATTAATGGTATTGCTTCCAATGCGTTTGAAACGTTGAAAACTTTACTAGAGAACTTGGTTATAATACCTTCTTCACTCTTGACAACAGATTCTGTGACAATCTCTTTACCAGATTGTGCAAAAGGCATAGGTGCCACTTGTGGTGTAGGTACAGACAATGTAATATCGTCGAACCAAGCAAAAACTGTGACATCACAGTCTGAAGCATCAGCTGAGTTATAAGGAACGATTGTCTTGAGAATTAAATCGCCCATCTCGCCGAAACCATTCAAGATGTCGTATGAGGAAAAAGGAGAACAGTACGGTATGAGCAAGTTAGCTGCTTGACCAGATCCAATATCTACAAAAGCACCAGGATAACCTGATATTGATGAGATGTTGTCTGCATAGTTTCTAACACCAACTTGATCTTCGTAAGGAGCAAAGAAAGCTAAGAATCTACCTAAAGCATAAGGTGATGCATTGGTCACAATTTTGATATGCACATTGGCACGAAGAAACCTAAAATTTTTAAGTTTATCCGCGTACATAGTATTGGAAACCAATATATCGGGGAAAGATGCAGTAAACAAAGTGTCCAAGAGACTACCACCATTACTCAATGTAAATGCTGATACTTGGACAGGTCGTTTGAGAAAACTGATCAAAGATCGATCAGAGTGCTCTTCGGCATCCTTGTTATGTTTGGGATTCTGCGTCATGTTTTCTTTCTTGAAGACAAAGTCCGCAGCATCATCGTTAAAAGTGGTCAATTCAAATTGTTCCTTACCGCTTTGAGCTAAAGGAATATCGTCATCATCGTTGAAACACTTAATTGCATAAGATCCAACGACGGCTAAACTGGTCAAATAACGTGGAGGTGTTATTTTATTGTAAATTCCACCAGCGCGTGTAAGAGCTTCTTTGATGCGCGTTGTGAATTTTACATAAAATTCTTCACCATGCAATGCAGCTTCTACACATGCAGTTTCCATTTTCTCACAGAAAGCTGTGAAGGGGCTTGGACTAGCATTAATCCAGGAGACCATCTTAACTAAAGTATCCTCACTAAGAGGTGCTACCATACGGCCTAACGCCTTGTGGTAACGGAAACTCCGTTTAAGAAAATCTATGGTTTCTATAGTCTCAAAACCGACTGTTGTTATTTCACTTTTCGTTGCTGTCGTATATTTGACACCAGTGGGAAGAACAGCTTCTTTAATAGTTAATGGATTAAAAAATCCACTAGCCATATCAGAAACACCTCCAACAGTGTCATCGCCATACACAACTAACGCAACGTGTGCTTCAAAACTTCGCATAGTGCAAAATTCTGGTGCAACTTGGTCAGTTATTGTCAACCAACCGTAAGCTAAGTAATAGAATGATAACAAACTATTCATCAGTGATGTTAAAGGACAACCACTGGCCATATTTCCGTTTCGTGAGTAGATAACTGAACCATATATAATGTGACAATTTGCGATACTAGACCACAAATTCCTCATAATGGTAGCTTCCTCCTCTGAACAACGACTACAACGAATTAAAATTTCGTTGAGTTTGCGTAGAACATGGTTTGAATGAGAATATTCAAAACCTTCAGCATCTAATGCTATTAGGTTATTGCGTCCTTTACTTAGAACGTAATTGGTCAATTTGACCCAGTCATAACTGTATGGATTCATACCAACAGCAATACCATTATCGATATTGTTGCGCATTATCCAAGCAGTTATTTTTCCGTAATACATTCTTATAGCTACTGTAGTTGCTATAGGGCATCCTGCTATGAGACGAACCATTCCGTCCAACAATTTTGCTTTAGGTCTTAGTTCGTCCTTGACAAACAGATTAAAAACTGAAGTAGGGACTTCAGTTTTGCACTGTTCGACAAAAGCTTCGACTTCTGTTTTGAGTTTCGCCATTTTCTTAGGGTCATTCAGGAACAAACTTTTGTTGCAACCCGGGTAGAGTCTAGAATAAGGCCAACCTGTAGAGGTGGTTCTAGGCATGGGGTCAACAAAGGGTTCTCCATGAATACCTTCCCAAGCTTCTTCAAATGTTAAGGTGCGGTAGTACAATGGGTGATTGACATTCATCAATTTGTCATATATACCGTCACAAATTTCATCTGTTATTTGCGCAGGGGGGTGGTAATGCAACTTAGTCTTTCTTTTCAAAACATGATGTATAGCATCATGACCTGGCGAGAAAACTGAACCAGCGTAACTGCTAGGGAACGCAGTGTCGTTGGAAAAGTCTTCCACTATAGGACTAGGAATCAACTTGGTTTTGGGTATACCAGTTGATGTTTTAAGTTGATTTGCCACTTGGTAAACGGCATTGAAGCCAATAACGTCATCTAACAATGACGGTTGTTCTGCTTCTAAAGGAACAACTGGGACCACAAAGCCTTCGTAACTTTGGCTAACTGTGGTTGTTTTAAAAACCTCCAACATTTCTTCTAAGTCCTCTTTCGTAACAAGTTGAGAGAACCCAGTGCCATTAGCACTACCGGCTATGTGGTAACCTATAATTTTTGCTGAACACTTATCAGAGTCAACAAATAAAAGGGAACCGCAGTCACCATCGTTGGTATTAGCTCTATAACTGGCATAACTGGCACAGGTTATAGTTTCTAATTGGGGCGTTGTGTATTTAAGACCAGTAGCAGAATTGACACGAATGTCATCCATATACAAAATCTTGCTGGGACTCTCCTCTTTAATCGAGGGTCTCAACAAGTGTCCTTCTATGTGATCGGGTACTGTAAAACTTCTATCAGGGAAGTTGCCAACTATGTCACAATGTGACGCTAGAGCTTCAACCCTAACTAACATGAGATCCATGTTAGGATTTTTGTGTGTGACTAAATCACAATCGGAAGGCACTAAATTAGCGATGGGCTTCCGAAGGTAATTGTATAGAGTGATGTTATCGGCCACGTCGGGATCAAAAACATAATGTAAATGTCTAGGAAAGACAAGCACATTCGACCTGCAAAAGAAACCATTACATAATATAGAGGTTTTCTTCTCGGTGTTTTCAAAACGGGCTGTAACAACGTTACGTCGTAGAACTTTATCAGTTAGATCTTCCGAACGTTTGTCGCCAACTTGGGCAACATAGTCTTCCAATCTAGGATCGTACTTATAATCTCTCGCCCTACTTCGCGCCATATATTTACTATGGTCACTCTTTTTGGGTTTAAAATTTTGACTTTTCTTCTCTTTCATATTAATCTCACGTTGTTTGTTGAAATTCTTCTCGAGGTCTGCTGACATCTCAAAAGCTTGGGGTACCGCTGAAGTGATATTTTCATCTTCAGTTTTTGGGAAAAAGATCGTTGAAAGATCATTTCCCCAACGGTACACAGCTACGACACCCATAAACATGGTTATTAATAGAACTGTAGTACCAGTTACGGCACACTTAGAGAGACTTTTTACATAGTCCCAAGAAGTTGAAGCGAACATGTAACCTTTGGTTGTTAACCTATTGAAACCATTCACTATAAGATCAAGTTTTCCACCACTCTCGGCGTAAATTTTATTACGTACACGTTCAAAAGCACTTAGTGCTTTCTTGGTATCGATTATATCCAAATCGATATCCTTGTGGAGGATGAAGTCTTTGTGCGTTTTATCAGACAAAATAACTAGTTGTCTATTTTGTTTATACGCACCACCATCAAAAAATGGGTCATGGTTAATACCATGTGGATCCTTTTTATGGTCCAAATTGGGTATAGCTCGCACTGTCAACAAATCAAGACACAAAGCGTAACTTTCGTTATGTTTTGTGTTATCGTATAGAATTAGGTCACGTATTTTATCATACATGTCTTTCTTGATGTTGTAGTTGTACAAAAACTTTTTATAACTTTCACAACAGGATTCATAGGGCATATTGATCGCCATCGTGTTTAAACGATAAGCATCAATATCTGTGGGAACTGTTGTTTCGTACATAAATTCGTCAAGCTCATTTAGGTAAGCTGCTGCACCTTCAAATTTAACTGATGGTTCTTCTTCTTTATTAGTGCCAAGGACTTGGGAAATGTAGGAAGCTGATTTCGCTTCGCTCTTCTCTCTATTACCGACGACACCTTTTATACGGTCATCGCTAAGCCAAGTGAAGTTTGATACTTCTTTTGACAACTTAAAATGTTCTTGGAAAAGATTTCTCTTTTCAATTAACATCTTAAGCGTAGCACTAAAGGTCAACGTTTTGACAAAATTGCAATTCGCATCTATCACTTTAAATGACAGATCCGTAAATGGGTCAATTGTGTCTATGCGTCCTTCTTGTAACACATTGAAGTTTTTGGGGCCCCAATCTTTACACAAGGAAGGAACTCCTTGTTTGAAGAAAGGTACCAAAGTAAAATGCACTCTTCTATCGAATGCTTTAGACTCAATAAGTGATGTGAGGTCAAATTGTCTACAATTAGTAGTGAGAAAAACGAAATCAAAATCGGCTTTCGCTCTAGATTTCATCTCTGCCAATTCGACAGGCAATAAATACTTATCGGAACTTACAATGTTTAAGAAGTCTGACACGTTGGGGTCAGGTTGGTTAGATGGGCTTCGCGTACTACCAAACTCGTTGATAATACAAAACCTCTGTCCAGACAATCCGGACCAAAAGGCACTTGTATTGTTTCTAGTAAGAACAGCTTGGGGTAGCTCGCACATTTTCGCGAGAGCAAGACGTAGGAACGTCAAAGCTATATTCTTACCTATACAGGGTGGTCCTTTTAGGCAGACGGCAACAGGAACGACACGTAAACTGTCAATCTCAGGCGCCATATCATCAACTTGCGTTGCAAATTGTGATACAGTTGAATACATCCTGTTAAAAACAGGAAAGGCTTTCATTTTGCTCGCAGGCATTCGAACCAATACGGCATCGAATCGTGCTTTGAGCGACGTGACTGATGATCTAACAGTGTAATCTAACCTGCATTTTTCTAAAAATTCAGGTCTAATTACACGGTCATATTCCTTTATAAGGTCGGCTCCGTCATCCAATAGACTAGCTAGCTCTTGTTTTTCCACATCAATTCCGTGTACACACAACATATATTGTGTCCACAGCCAGGCGCACACTGCACTTGAGATAAGTGCAATGTTCCTTCCTAAATTGATGGAGCCATTGGTAAAACTAACAAATTCTTTAATTTGTTTTGGAACGTCATACCAAGAGCCATTCTGGGCAACAGGATCTTCCAACACTCTAGCCTCAGAGTAAGTGAATACGTCTGATGCAGTCTTTTTAACAGTGTTAAAAACAGTGTTGGTTTTGAATGATATAGCCTTGAACACGTGCGTGATTATATTTTTCGCTAGATCCATATAATCAAGGGCAACATTTTTATTCCACCATTGCTGGAAGATTATAACTAATGTTGCTGCACAAGATACCACATTTACAAGGGTAAATCCATCGCAAAAAGCAATGTACATGTCCACAAACAGTTTAAAACCATAAGTGAGCCACAATGTGCAACACGCAAAGGGGGTCAATTGAGCGAATTTCTTGACAAATGCATCATAAATTTCTTGCATTTTGTCCATGAAACCGGAACCTTGTGATTTGGGAGTCCATGCGTAATATTTGAGTTTGGCATAAACTTCGCTGATAAGGCTCAACAATCGATAGATGGTTTCACTAAGGAAACCGGTTAAGACGGAAACTTCATGTTTAATTTTACTGAAGAATCCATCTTCTTCGCTCTCTTCAGAGCGGGGAAAGTCCGAACAACCAAAATCGGCATTAGGACCCAGTACAACAGAATCTACGTCATTAAATAAGATTTCATCAAGCTTGCATAAATCGCAAGGCTTGATACCGGGAGGTACTGTAGATTTCGTGTCCGCATTCCATGTAAATAGAACGCATTCACAATCACGTGCAACATCTTTCAGTTCTTTAAGTCTTCTTAAATCACGTAGCTTGTCATAAGCAGCTACAGGAAACTTGTTGAGATCAAATTTAATCTTCCAAACAGTTTCTAATATAGCTAACTCATTAGCTGTAATTTCTTGTGCTTCTTCTTCTCCTTCTACAAAAAACTTCAATTTGGGGATGTTTTTAGGACCTTCCACAATTTTGGGAATAGAAGAAGCTGAAGAAGATGACGGTGGACTCTGGGGTTTAACTTCATCGTCGTCAGGCGGGAAAATTTCTA